ACGAGATACTGAAAATTATCTCATTGATCAACATAACCCATTTTTTAATAAGGATGTCGCATAAATGAAAGAATCAGTAAAAGTCCTGCAAGAATGTGCAGAAATACAAACTAAAAAAAGTAATGATTACCAGAATGAACATTCTCGTATTCGTCAAGCAGATTACTATCCAAATGGTATATCTACCATTCTTGATATTATGCATGCTAAAATGTTACGTATGCAATCAGTTGTTGGTGCAATGCAGCTAGATCCTAGCTATGAACCTAACTTCGAATCAATCGAAGATAGTGCAAAAGATCTAATCAACTATGCTACATTTGTTGTATCATATACTCGTGGCAAGATGGATGGCCAACGCGAAGAATATGATTTCCTCAATCGACCATTAGATAAGCATATGAACGGATGATAGCAGGTAAAGTCTGGGGACAGACTGAGTTAATAGAAGCGAATGGAGCTCTCGAGTTCCATCGCATCGAAATGAATACTGGTGGAGTATGCTCTAAGCATCTTCATGAGTTTAAATGGAACGGATTCTATGTAGAGTCTGGTTCTATGCTGATACGTGTATGGCAAAAAGACTATGATCTCATAGATGAGACTGTACTCGTGGCAGGTGATTATACAAAGGTAAAACCAGGTGTATATCATCAATTTGAATGTTTAGAACGCGGTGTAGCATATGAGTTATATTGGGCAGAGTTTAATCATAACGATATTAAGAGAGAGACGGTAGGTCATGCGGGTAGCTAGACAGTGGAGCCTTGATGGCGAAGTAATCAAGAATAGTGAAGTGTATAAACTTGTAGATAATACAACATTAAACAATCTTGTTGTAAGTACTACGACATTATATCCAGGCAAACAAACACGCGGTCATTCTCATAAAGATCAAGAAGAAGTTTATATCTTTACAAAAGGCTCAGGTTATATTAACTTGGATGGTAAAGAATTTCTTGCAAAAGAAGGAGATGTATTTACTATTAAAGCGAAAGTACATCATCAAGTTAGAAATCCACACCCTGAATTTGCTTTGCATTTCTTGTGTGTATTTGAAGGAAAAAGGAATCATTAATGTTGTGGGTAGATTATCATATTAAACAAAATGACAATGGCGACATCATCGTTGAAGGTGATAAAGCTAAAGAAGTAATGAATAAAGAAACACCACTATATAGACCAGGTGATGTTTTTGTAGTAGATCAAGAAGGTTGGCTTGTTAAACAACCAGCTGTCTGGGTATGAGAATAGGTTTAACAGCATCTACGTTTGATTTGCTTCATGCTGGCCATGTGGCTATGTTGCGTGAAGCTAAGTCTATTTGTGATCACTTAATATGTGCATTGCAAGTAGATCCTTCAACTGATAGAGATCATAAGAATGCTCCTATTCAATCAATTGTAGAAAGACAAGCACAGTTAGCTGCAATAAAATATGTAGATGAAGTCATTATTTATTGTACAGAAGCTGATTTATGTGATATAATGAACATGTATCAAATAAACGTAAGAATACTTGGTGAAGAATATAGAGATAAGGAATTTACTGGACGAGACATATGTCGCAAAAGAGATATAGAAATATACTTTAATAAGCGAGATCATCGATTCAGTACAAGCGATTTAAGAAAGAGAGTTAAAGATGAAAGTAAGTGATATACGTGAGCATTTCATATCTGAATTAAAGAATGAAAGATTTATTATTGATAAGACTGGTGCTAAAACTATTGAACTAATAGGTGCATCATTCATTGCTGATGAACCAGCTATATTTGGTACTCCAAATGAAGATTACATTGCCAAAGAGATCGAATGGTATCAGTCAATGTCAACTAATATTCATGACATTAATAAAGAAGGTGAACCACCTGCAGCATGGAAGTATGCAGCATCAGAACATGGTGAGATCAATTCTAACTATGGTTTACTTACAATGTCAGATAAATATCATGATCAGCTTGGTCATGTTGCAGATGAGCTTGCACACAATCCTGACAGTCGTAGAGCTTGTATGATATATAATCGACCATCAATATGGCTTGAATATAGTAACTGCCATGGCCTGTCAGACTTCATCTGTACAAATGCTGTATCATATATGATTCGTGATGACGAGTTAATTAGTGTTGTACAAATGCGTTCAAATGATGTAGTATATGGTTATAAGAATGATTATGCGTGGCAGCAATGGATGCAAAACGAAGTATGTGCTTTAGTAAACATAGATCGAGATACTGAGCTTAATACCGGTGATATATATTGGCAGGTGCAGAATTTGCATGTGTATGAAAAACATTTTAATTTAGTGAACTAGGAGAATATTATGGCTAATGCCAAAGGAAAAGAAATGGACGGGACACATCTAAGTGTCGAACAAGCAGAACGAAGAGGGTTCTTGCATCGTGATTATATAGCACATTGCCTTAGATGGACTAAGATTGCAAAAGACTTAGGTATAAGTGGAAGGTTTAAAGAAACTGATCTTATTGATGTAGGTTGTGGTAAAGATATGCCATTGGCCAGAACACTGATGACAGGCAGAATGGCTCCACGAAGATATCTAGGTATCGAATGGAATAAGATGGAATTGCCTGATATGTTTGCGAATACTAAGTTTAAGCCTGAACTTGTTACAGAAACAGACTTTACAACAATGGATATACCAACAGATAGCTTTAATACAAGTGTTTGTCTTGAAGTATTAGAACATGTTGAACCTGAAAAGGCGATAGGCATTCTAGATAAGATTGCTGAAGTCGTAAAACCATCTGGGTTCTGTTATTTCTCTACACCGTGTTATGACGAGAAGACTGGTGCTGCAAAGAATCATGTCAATGAAATGACATACAAAGGCTTTGGTTCATTACTTGAAGCTCGTGGATATCAGATCGTTGGTCATTGGGGTACGTTTGCTTCTATAAAAGATTATAAAAACGAAATGGATGCAGCCACTCGTCATGTGTTCGATAATCTCAGAGAATATTATGATACAAACTATTTGGCAACAATCTTTGCTCCTATGTATCCTCATCTCAGTCGAAACGCGATTTGGAAGTGTGCACCTAAAAGTGTTAATAGTTTAAATAGATTATTTGATCCAATTAAAGATCAACAAGGTCAATTAGGATCATCAGAAAAATGGGTAGAAATGTTAGCGGCATAAGCCAAAAGTGGGATCTAAGATATTTAGATCTCGCCAAACATATTAGTACATGGTCAAAAGATCCATCTACTAAGATTGGATCTATTGCAATAGGCAAAAATGGCCAAGTCTTATCACAGGGATATAACGGATTTCCACGTGGAGTAATTGACTCCACCGAGAGACTCAAGGATCGTGAAAAGAAACTTGCCAGAGTTGTCCATGCTGAGATGAATGTTATATATAATGCGAGTGCCAATGGAGTAACACTCAAGGGTTCTACGTTGTATATTCATGGATTACCTTGTTGCAGCGATTGTGCAAAGGGTGTGATTCAGGTTGGTATCAAACGTGTTGTAATGCCAAAAAAAGAATTAAATGATCCAGCTCGCTTGCGATGGGAAGAGTCTTGGAATAAGGCAAAAGAAATGTTCCGTGAGAGCGGCGTACAGTGGGAGTTCATATGAGAGTAGCTATAGTAGGTCATGGCTTTGTTGGAAAGGCTGTTGATTATAGCATACAACATCCAAAAGTAGAAAAACTTATTATTGATCCTTTATATAATAACACTGTAAAAGCACTCAATAATTTTGATCCACAGTTTACATTTGTTAGCGTGCCTACACCGATGGGTGATAAAGGCAAAATAGATTGCAGCATTGTATATGAAGTTATGAACTTCCTTAAACAAACAACTACTGGCTATCTTGTCATCAAATCTACTATTGTACCAAAAGATATTAAGAAACTTACATCTGGTTTTCGCGGTAATCATATTATCTACAATCCTGAGTTTCTAACAGAAAAGAATGCAAACGAAGACTTTATCAATCCGTCTATGCATATCTTCGGTGGCGATGAAGCGGCTACGAAAGCATTAGAAAAGTTCTATCATGACTATACAATATGCACTCCATGTCCGACTGTTCATTGCACACCTGAAGAAGCCAGCTTTATAAAGTATGGTATCAATGCTTACCTTGCATCAAAGGTTGCATGGTTCAATCAGTTCTATGACATTGTAGAAAGCGCAGATCAGAACTGGAATACAATCGTAAATGCTATTGGCAATGATGATCGTATAGGTCACTCCCACACACGGGTGCCTGGGTATGACGGTAAACGTGGATATGGTGGAGCTTGCTTTCCAAAAGATACATCTGCATTCTCTATGTATGCAAAGACATTCTCTATATTAGATAAAGTAATAGAAGTAAACAACGAATATCGTGCTGACTATGATAAGGATGCACGTGAAATAGAACAGAAAGTAGAATACGAATGAAGTATTATATAACAGGAATCAATGGATTTATTGGATTCACTCTTGCAAAGAAATTATCTGAACTTGGTCATGAAGTAACCGGTATTGATAATATGAATCATTATTATGACGTAGCACTTAAGACTGCACGTAATCGTATTTTAAAAGATGAATATAAAGTCAGATCATACTATGGCAATGTATTAAGTAATAGTGATTTAGATCATACATTCAGTAAAGAAAAACCTGATATAGTGATTCACCTTGCTGCATATGCTGGTATTCGTAACTCACTTGAGAACCCTAATCTGTATATTAATAATAACATATATGGAACTCAAAACCTTATTAACGTATGTGAAAAGTATGGAGTAGAAAAAGTTTTATATGCATCTACCAGTTCAGTCATGGCTAACAACAACATATGGCCCTGGAATGAGCAGGAGCGACTTGGTGACATGTTATCACCCTATGCTTACACTAAACAATCTAACGAACATCAGTTCAAGATATCTAAGATAAAGAATACAGTTGGACTGAGATTCTTTACGGTCTATGGACCGTGGGGTAGACCTGATATGGCACTGTTTACCTTTGCAAATAAGATCGTAAAAAAAGAAGCAATAGACATATATAACTATGGTGATATGAAGAGAGACTTTACGTATGTTGATGATATCGTACAAGGCATCTTTGGTCTACTAGAAGAGATACCTGAAGGCGATGAGATATACAATATAGGCTATGGTAAACAAGTCGGCCTAATGGAGTTCATAACTGAGATTGAAGAAAATCTAGGTAGATCAGCTGAAAAGAACTTCTTACCTATGCATCCAGCTGATTCAAAAGAAACGTGGGCTGATATATCTAAACTTGTAAATCGTACTGGATACGATCCAAAAACGAGTGTAGTTGAAGGAGTGAAAGAGTTTATCGATTGGTACAAATCTTTTTATAAAATAAATTAAGTGTTTACATTTATAAACTATCGTGATATAATGAATGTAACAAAAGGAGAAATGTATGTCAATAATGGACAAACTAAAGCAGAACTCAAAGCTCAAACATACCGAGGTATTATCAGAGTCTAAGTTCTTTAACGAAAAAGATCAAACACCAACCGATGTGCCAATGGTAAACGTGGCATTATCTGGTTCAGTCGATGGGGGTCTATCATCAGGTCTCATTGTACTTGCCGGGCCCAGCAAACACTTCAAAACAATGTTTGCTTTGATGATGGCAGGTGCATATCTCAAGAAACATAAAGATGCTGTAATGCTATTTTATGATTCTGAGTTTGGTTCACCTCAAGCATACTTTGATCAGTTCGATATTGATACGTCAAGAGTGCTGCATACACCTATTACAAATGTAGAAGAACTCAAGTTTGATCTGATTGGTCAACTCGAAGGTATGGATCGTAAAGATAATGTTATTGTTGTAATCGATTCTATTGGTAACCTTGCATCTAAAAAAGAGATGGAAGATACAATGAACGAGAAATCAGTAGCTGATATGTCTCGTGCAAAAGCACTCAAAGGTTTGTTTCGTATGGCAACACCATATTTGAATATGAAGAATGTTCCATTACTTGCTGTTAACCATACCTATCAAGAGATTGGATTGTTTCCAAAGGCGATTGTTTCAGGTGGTACTGGCATTTACTATAGTGCAGATAATATATGGATCCTTGGTCGTAGACAAAAGAAAACAGGTACAGAAGTAACTGGTTATGATTTTGTTATCAATATTGAAAAGTCACGTTATGTAAAAGAGAAGTCTAAAATCCCTATTACTGTAACATGGGAAGGTGGCGTAGAAAAGAATAGTGGCTTATTAGAAGTCGCAATGGCAGGTGGATACGTAGTTAAACCTTCTAATGGTTGGTATCAACGTGCAGGTGAAGAGTCTAAAGTTCGTGAGAAAGAAACATTGACCGAAGAGTTCTGGCAGCCTATATTTGATAATACAGACTTCAAAGAGTTTATTAAGAAGCAATATACAATTGGACATAAAGCTCTAGTAGAACTGGACATCGAATGAAGGAAAACGTAGACTATGAACTAGTCCCATGTATCGTAGATGATCGTTGGAATGTAAGGATATTGAAAGGCGATTTTGTAGAGACAGTTATACAGTTTGGTGTTCTTGCACCTGACATAAAGACTGGCACTATTAACTGGTCTATGCATATTATTGAAGCACCAAACGATGATGTATCGCGTGATGATCCTGTTTTTCAGGAAGAAGTTGCTGATATTTTATCTGCTGTTTTAGCAAATGAGAGTTTACAATCTAATAAAAAAGTGATACAATAGTATTATGAACATCACATTAGAACAAACCATACTTCGTAACTTACTGGTTGACGAAAGCTATATGCGCAAGGTGTTACCATTTTTACAAGTGGATTACTTTGAAGGTGTATACAAATCACTCTTTCAA